GCTGTCCGGCTGGCTGGCGTGTTGTGTACCGATACGTCTAGTCAGTTGGCGGCCCACCTGAATGGCTGGCAGCGTCCGTTCGAGTGGTGTGAGTGGGCTGTGCTGGATATGTTGGATCATTATAGGTCTGCTAATAGTGAGGGGCAGCCGGAGCCTGTGGCGAGGCCTACGGATGAGCGTAGGGCCCGGTTTACGTCTGGGCAGGTGGACGATATTTTGGCGCGTGTTCGTGCTAGTGGCGGGGTGTCTCGCGAGATTAATATTATGGGGTGAATAGTGTATGTCTGGTGAGATTGCTTCCGCATATGTGTCGTTGTATACGAAGATGCCTGGTTTGAAATCGGATGTTGGTAAACAGCTTTCTGGGGTGATGCCTGCGGAGGGTCAGCGTTCGGGTAGTCTTTTTGCTAAGGGCATGAAGTTGGCTCTTGGTGGCGCCGCAATGGTGGGTGCTATCAATGTTGCTAAGAAGGGCCTCAAGTCGATTTATGATGTGACTATTGGTGGCGGTATTGCTAGGGCGATGGCTATCGATGAGGCTCAGGCTAAACTTACTGGTTTGGGTCACACGTCGTCTGACACGTCTTCGATTATGAATTCGGCTATTGAGGCTGTGACTGGTACGTCGTATGCGTTGGGGGATGCGGCTTCTACGGCTGCGGCGTTGTCTGCTTCTGGTGTGAAGTCTGGCGGGCAGATGACGGATGTGTTGAAGACTGTCGCCGATGTGTCTTATATTTCTGGCAAGTCGTTTCAGGATACGGGCGCTATTTTCACCTCGGTTATGGCGCGCGGTAAGTTGCAGGGCGATGACATGTTGCAGCTTACGATGGCTGGTGTTCCTGTGCTGTCTTTGCTTGCCAGGCAGACGGGTAAAACGTCGGCCGAGGTGTCGCAGATGGTGTCGAAGGGGCAGATTGATTTTGCCACGTTTGCGGCCGCTATGAAGCTGGGGATGGGTGGTGCTGCGCAGGCGTCTGGTAAGACGTTTGAGGGCGCTATGAAGAATGTTAAGGGCGCTTTGGGCTATCTTGGTGCCACGGCTATGGCGCCGTTTCTTAACGGGTTGCGGCAGATTTTTGTTGCGTTGAATCCGGTTATCAAGTCTATCACGGATTCTGTGAAGCCCCTGTTTGCTGCCGTTGATGCTGGTATTCAGCGTATGATGCCGTCTATTTTGGCGTGGATTAATCGTATGCCTGCTATGATTGCGAGAATGAATACACAGATGCGCGCCAAGGTGGAGCAGTTGAAGGGCATTTTCGCGAGGCTGCATTTGCCTGTCCCTAAGGTGAATTTGGGTGCCATGTTTGCTGGCGGCACCGCAGTGTTTGGTATTGTTGCGGCCGGTGTCGGGAAGCTTGTTGCAGGGTTTGCCCCGTTGGCGGTTGCGTTGAAGAATCTGTTGCCGTCGTTTGGTGCTTTGAAGGGTGCCGCTGGCGGGCTTGGCGGCGTGTTTCGCGCCCTGGGTGGCCCTGTCGGTATTGTGATCGGCTTGTTTGCTGCCATGTTTGCTACGAACGCCCAGTTTCGTGCCGCTGTTATGCAGCTTGTTGGTGTGGTTGGTCAAGCCCTGGGGCAGATTATGGCGGCTATTCAGCCATTGTTTGGTTTGGTTGCGGGGCTGGTGGCACAGTTGGCGCCAGTGTTCGGCCAGATTATCGGTATGGTTGCCGGTTTGGCTGCCCAGATTGTGCCTTTGATTAGTATGCTTGTCGCCCGGCTGGTGCCTGTGATCACGCAGATTATTGGTGCGGTGACACAGGTTGCTGCAATGTTGTTGCCGGCGTTGATGCCGGTGCTTCAGGCTGTTGTTGCTGTGATACGGCAGGTTGTTGGTGTAATCATGCAGTTGGTGCCTGTTTTGATGCCTGTGATTCAACAGATTTTGGGTGCTGTCATGTCTGTGCTGCCGCCGATTATCGGCCTTATCCGGTCGCTGATACCAGTCATCATGTCGATTATGCGTGTGGTGATGCAGGTTGTTGGTGCCGTGCTACAGGTTGTGGCCCGCATTATTCCGGTTGTGATGCCGATTGTGACAGCTGTGATCGGGTTTGTTGCACGTATTCTTGGCGCTATTGTGTCTGCTGCAGCCCGGATTATTGGGACTGTCACCCGTGTCATCTCATGGGTTGTGAATCATTTAGTGTCTGGCGTGAGGTCTATGGGCACGGCCATCTTGAATGGCTGGAATCATATTAGAGCGTTTACGTCTGCGTTTATTAACGGTTTCAAGTCGGTGATTTCTGGTGGCGTGAACGCGGTTGTGGGGTTTTTTGCCCGGCTGGGTTCTTCTGTTGCTTCTCATGTGAGGTCTGGTTTTAACGCGGCTCGTGGTGCTGTTTCTTCTGCGATGAATGCTATCCGGAGTGTTGTGTCTTCGGTGGCGTCTGCTGTTGGCGGGTTTTTCGGGTCGATGGCGTCTCGTGTTCGTAGTGGTGCTGTGCGCGGGTTTAATGGTGCCCGGAGTGCGGCTTCTTCTGCTATGCATGCTATGGGCTCGGCTGTGTCTAGTGGTGTGCATGGTGTGCTGGGTTTTTTCCGGAATTTGCCTGGCAATATTCGGCGTGCGCTTGGTAATATGGGGTCCCTGTTGGTGTCTGCTGGCCGTGATGTGGTGTCTGGTTTAGGTAATGGTATCCGGAATGCTATGAGTGGCCTGTTGGATACGGTGCGTAATATGGGTTCTCAGGTTGCTAATGCGGCGAAGTCGGTGTTGGGTATTCATTCCCCGTCTAGGGTGTTTCGTGACCAGGTTGGCCGGCAGGTTGTTGCCGGTTTGGCTGAGGGTATTACTGGGAATGCTGGTTTGGCGTTGGATGCGATGTCGGGTGTGGCTGGCCGTCTTCCGGATGCGGTGGATGCCCGGTTTGGTGTGCGGTCGTCTGTGGGCTCGTTTACCCCGTATGGCAGGTATCAGCGTATGAATGATAAGAGTGTTGTGGTGAATGTGAATGGGCCTACTTATGGTGATCCTAACGAGTTTGCGAAGCGGATTGAGCGGCAGCAGCGTGACGCTTTGAACGCGTTGGCTTACGTGTGATTGGGGGTGTTGTGCATGTTTATTCCTGACCCGTCTGATCGTGCCGGTTTGACTGTTACCTGGTCTATGGATCCGCTGTTTGGTGGGGAGCGTGTGCTTCATTTGACGGATTATACGGGTGCGTCTCCTGTCATGTTGTTGAATGATTCGTTGCGCGGTTTGGGTGTTCCTGAGGTTGAGCATTTTTCTCAAACACATGTTGGGGTGCACGGCTCGGAGTGGCGCGGGTTTAATGTGAAGCCTCGCGAGGTGACGCTTCCTGTGCTGGTGTCGGGTGTTGACCCGGATCCGGATGGCGGGTTTCGTGACGGTTTTTTGAAGGCGTATGACGAGTTGTGGTCTGCGTTTCCTCCTGGCGAGGTGGGGGAGTTGTCGGTGAAGACTCCTGCCGGTGTTGAGCGTGTGCTAAGGTGTCGGTTTGATTCGGTGGATGACACGTTTACGGTTGATCCGGTTAATCGTGGCTATGCGCGTTATGTGCTTCATTTGACAGCTTATGACCCGTTTTGGTATGGGGATGAGCAAAAGTTTCGTTTCAGTAATGCGAAGTTGCAGGATTGGTTGGGTGGTGGCCCTGTCAATAAGAAGGGTACCGCTTTTCCGGTGGTGTTGACGCCTGGTGTTGGTTCGGGTTGGGATAACCTGTCGAATAAGGGTGATGTGCCTGCGTGGCCTGTGATTCGTGTTGAGGGGCCTTTGGAGTCGTGGTCTGTGCAGATTGATGGTTTGCGTGTGTCTTCGGACTATCCTGTCGAGGAGTTTGATTGGATTACTATTGATACGGATCCTCGGAAGCAGTCTGCGTTGTTGAACGGGTTTGAGGATGTGATGGATCGTTTGACCGAGTGGGAGTTTGCGCCTATCCCGCCGGGCGGTTCTAAGAGTGTTAATATTGAGATGGTTGGTTTGGGCGCCATTGTTGTGTCGGTGCAGTACAGGTTTTTGAGGGCTTGGTGAATAGTTTATGGCTGGTCTTGTCCCGCAGATAACATTGTTTACGCCAGATTATCGTCGTGTGGCGCCTATCAATTTTTTTGAGTCGCTCAAGTTGTCGTTGAAGTGGAATGGTTTGTCCACTTTGGAGTTGGTGGTGTCGGGTGATCATTCCAGGCTTGACGGGTTGACGAGGCCGGGTGCACGGCTGGTTGTTGATTATGGTGGTGGCCAGATTTTTTCTGGGCCTGTGCGTAAAGTGCATGGTGTTGGTCCTTGGCGGTCTTCGCTGGTGACTATCACGTGTGAGGATGATATTCGCCTGTTGTGGCGTATGTTGATGTGGCCTGTGAATTATTGCCCCGGTTTGGTGGGTTCGGAGTGGCGTGCGGACCGTGATTATGCCCATTATTCGGGTGCGGCGGAGTCGGTTGCTAAGCAGGTGTTGGGGGATAATGCGTGGCGGTTTCCGCCTGGTTTGTTTATGACCGATGATGAGCGTCGTGGACGCTATATTAAGGATTTTCAGGTGCGGTTTCACGTGTTTGCCGACAAGTTGTTGCCGGTGTTGTCGTGGGCTCGTATGACTGTCACGGTGAACCAGTTTGAGGATAAGGTGAATGATCAGCGGGGTTTAGTGTTTGATTGTGTGCCCGCGGTGACGCGTAGCCATGTGTTGACTGCCGAGTCTGGTTCGATTGTGTCGTGGGAGTATGTTCGTGACGCCCCGAAGGCTACTTCGGTGGTCGTGGGTGGCCGCGGCGAGGGCAGGGATCGGCTGTTTTGCGAGGATGTTGATTCGATGGCTGAGGGGGACTGGTTTGATCGTGTAGAGGTGTTTAAGGATGCCCGTAACACGGATTCGGAGAAGGTGTCTCTTTACGATGAGGCTGAGCGGGTGTTGTCCGAGTTGGGGGCCACGTCGGGGTTTAAGATCGAGTTGGCCGAGTCGGATGTGTTGCGTTTTGGGCCTGGCCGGCTGATGCCCGGGGATTTGATCTATGTGGATGTGGGTTCTGGGCCTATTGCGGAGATTGTTCGGCAGATTGATGTGGAGTGTGATTCGCCGGGTGACGGCTGGACTAAGGTGACACCGGTTGCGGGGGATTATGAGGATAATCCGTCGGCGTTGTTGGCTCGTCGTGTGGCTGGTTTGGCGGCTGGTGTGCGGGATTTGCAAAAATTCTAGAAAAGATTTGGGGGTTTGTTGTGGGTATTGTGTGCAAGGGTTTTGATGGTGTGTTGACCGAGTATGATTGGGCTCAAATGTCTGGTCTGATGGGTAACATGCCTTCGGTTAAGGGTCCTGACGATTTTCGTGTCGGTACTACGGTTCAGGGTGCCACAGTGTTGTGTGAGGTTCTGCCGGGGCAGGCTTGGGCTCACGGGGTGATGTGTACGTCTAATAGTGTTGAGACGGTGACGGGGCAGCTGCCGGGCCCTGGGGAGACCCGATACGACTATGTTGTCTTGTCGCGGGATTGGGAGCAGAATACGGCCAAGTTGGAGATTGTTCCTGGGGGGCGTGCGGAGCGTGCCCGTGATGTGTTGCGTGCCGAGCCTGGCGTGTACCATCAGCAGTTGTTGGCGACTTTGGTGGTGTCGTCTAACGGGTTGCAGCAGCAGCTGGATAGGCGTGCTGTGGCGGCTCGTGTGGCGTTTGGGGAGTCTGCTGCGTGTGATCCTACCCCTGTGGAGGGTGACCGGGTGATGGTTCCTTCGGGGGCTGTGTGGGCTAACCATGCGGGCGAGTGGATGTTGTTGTCTCCGCGTATTGAGACGGGTTCTAAGTCGATCATGTTTGGTGGTTCTGCTGTGTATGCTTACACGATCCCGTTCGAGCGGGCGTTTACTAGTCCGCCTGTTGTGGTGGCGTCTATGGCCACGGCGGCGGGGGGTACGCAGCAGATCGATGTGAAAGCCTACAATGTGACTGCCCAAAATTTTAGTTTGGCGTTTATTACGAATGATGGTTCGAAGCCGAATGATGTGCCTGCGGTGGCTAATTGGATTGCTGTCGGCGTGTGACTGTACAGGTGTTGTGGCGGATGGTGTGATGTTGGGGGGCTGTGGTGTCGTGGTTTACTCCTGCACTGGTGGCCTCTATTTGTACCGCGTTGGCCACGGTTTTGGGTTCTGTTCAGGCTGTCACATCCCGGTCTAGGAGGCGTTTACGCAGGCTGTCTGCGCAGGTGGATGCTTTGGAGGAGTATGCGTGGGGTGTGCGGCGTGAGGTGCGAAGGTTTAACGCCGGGCTTCCTGGTGATGTGGAGCCTATGCATCTTCCTGATTTGCCCGAGTTTTTGAAAGATACGGTTGATGGTGGAGGTGAGTAGGGTTGAGGGAGTTGGAGGAGGAGAAGCGGCAGCGCCGCAATTTTGAGAAGGCTTCACTACTACTGTTGTTTTTGTCGCTTGTGTTGTTGATGGTGGTTGCTGGGGGTGCTTTGCGGTATGGGTCTGTGGCTTCTCAGCGTGATTCGGAGCAGGCGAGGGCCCAGTCGAATGGTACGGCGGCTAAAGGTTTGGCTGCCCGTGTGAAGCGGGTGTGTGCTTCGGGTGGGCAGGAGTCGATGCGGCTTCACCAGTCTGGTTTGTGTGTGGATGCTGTGCGTACCGAGCAGAGTGTTCAGGGTGTGCCCGGTCCTGCCGGTGAGCGCGGCCCGCAAGGGCCCGCCGGTGCGAACGGCCGGGATGGTGTTAATGGTTCGGCTGGGCTGGTTGGCCCTGCTGGTCCGCAGGGTTCTCCTGGTTTGAATGGTGTGAAGGGTCCTGACGGGTTGCCTGGTGCGAATGGATCGGATGGCCATGATGGTGTTCCGGGCCGTGCCGGTGCTGATGGCGTGAATGGGGTTGACGGCGCTGATGGTCGGGATGGTTCGGCCGGTGAGCGCGGTGATGTGGGCCCTTCAGGTCCTGCCGGCCCGCAAGGTGCACAGGGGGAACGGGGTGAGCGTGGTCTCGCCGGTGCGAACGGATCCGATGGTAAAGATGGTAAGGATGGGCGCTCGGTGGTGTCTGTGTACTGTTCTGATGGTCGCCTGGTTGTGAAATATAGTGACGGTGTGGCTTCTACAATATCGGGCTCGGTGGCCTGCCAGGGTGTGAAACCGTCGCCTATAGTGACTATATCATCCCACAAATAGAAAGGAGTGGCTGTGATGGTAGTGTTTGGTGGTGGTGTGTGGTGAGGTTTATTCCTGCGGCGCACCATTCTTCCGGCTCGAATAGTCCGGTGAATAGGGTTGTGATTCATGCGACGTGCCCGGATGTGGGTTTTCCGTCCGCCTCACGTAAAGGGCGGGCGGTGTCCACGGCAAACTATTTTGCTTCCCCATCGTCGGGTGGTTCGGCGCATTATGTGTGCGATATTGGGGAGACGGTGCAGTGCTTGTCGGAGTCTACGATTGGGTGGCATGCCCCGCCGAATCCGCATAGTTTGGGTATAGAGATTTGCGCGGATGGGGGTTCGCATGCCTCGTTCCGGGTGCCGGGGCATGCTTACACTCGGGAGCAGTGGCTTGATCCTCGCGTGTGGCCTGCCGTAGAGAAGGCCGCCATCCTGTGTAGACATTTGTGTGACAAATATAACGTGCCTAAAAGGAAACTGTCGGCGAGTGATTTGAAGGCCGGGAAACGTGGTGTTTGCGGCCACGTGGATGTGACGGATGCGTGGCACCAGTCGGATCACGATGATCCGGGGCCGTGGTTTCCGTGGGACAGGTTTATGGCCGTCGTCTGCGGCGGCAGTGGAGATAGTGGGGAGTTAACTGTGGCTGATGTGAAAGCCTTGCATGATCAGATTAAACAATTGTCTGCTCAGCTTACCGGTTCGGTGAATAAGCTGCACCATGATGTTGGTGTGGTACAGGTACAGAATGGTGATTTGGGTAAACGTGTTGATGCCCTGTCGTGGGTGAAGAATCCTGTGACCGGAAAACTGTGGCGCACAAAAGACGCCCTGTGGAGTATCTGGTATTACGTGCTGGAGTGTCGCAGCCGCATCAGTAGGCTTGAGTCTGCTGTTAACGGTTTGAAAAAGTGATGGTGGTTTGTTGTGGGTAAACAGTTTTGGTTAGGTTTACTGGAGCGGGCGGCTAAGACTTTTGTGCAAACGTTTGTTGCGGTGTTGGGGGTGACGGCGGGTGTCACGTATACTGCGGAGTCGTTTCGCGGTTTGCCGTGGGAGTCTGCCCTGATAACAGCAACGGTGGCTGCGGTGTTGTCGGTTGCTACATCGTTTGGTAGCCCGTCGTTTGTGGCCGGCAAACCTAAAACCACGGTTGTGGATGCTGGGCTTGTTCCACCCGACGATGGGGGCTTGGTTGAGCCGCACTCGGTGGATGTGTCGGATCCTGGCATGATCGAGCCTGTAGACGATGCGGATGTTGCCGGCTATGTGCCGAAGCGTGCCGCCGAGTCTGAGGTTGGCACGGTAGAGCCGATCGAATGATAAGTGAATGTGTGTGTGCCCCAGCGGTGCTGCCACGATTGTGTGGTGGTGGCCGCTGGGGCACTATTTTTGTGTCTACAGGGGTTTTACAGGTTGTCGTCTAGTATGTCTTCGATCAGCTGGTCCAGGTGGAGGCAGGCGGAGATAGTATCGTTGGCCTGGTCTAGAACGTTCTGGCCGATAACATTTTTGTGGTTGTCGCGGTGGCAGATGATAGACCGCATGATATCGTCGGCCGCCGATTGTAGTAGTTTGGCCTGGTATGCGATTCCTGCCAGCCAATCTATGGCTTCCTGGCTTGCCCGTGTGTCGTCTGGAATGCCACGGGTGTTGCTGTTATTTGTGGGGTATCCTGCGCTGTCGCAGAACCATAGGATTTCGCTGCACTCGTCTAGCGTGTCCTGGTCGATAGCAAGATCGTCGAGGCTGACTTCTTTGACGGTAAGGTTCACGTTGTCGAGTGAGATTGGTACACGGTACTGGTTTTCGACACCGCCAACAATGTTTTCTAGCTGTTGCATGTTGGTGGGCTGTTGTTGGATGATTCGATGTACTACTGTTTTGAGGGCGGTGTAGGGGATATTGTGTGTGTTGTTCATGGTTTTATCCCATCCCTGTGCTGTCGTCGTTGTCGTCTTGGTAGTATCGACTGTTTGCGTATCCTGTGAGGGTGATGAGTGTTTGGTCTGCCCACTGTTTCACTGTCTGCCGGGTGACTCCGAGTCGTTGGGCGGCCGACGCATAGGTTTGGTCATACCCGTATACTTCACGGAATGCTGCCAACCTGGCTAAGTGTTTCCTCTGTTTGGATGGCTGGCAGGAGAGGGTGTAGTCGTCGATGGCTAGCTGCAAATCGATCATGGTGGCAATGTTGTTGCCGTGGTGTTGTGGCGCGGTTGGTGGGGGTGGCATGCCTGGCTCCACACTGGGTTTCCACGGGCCTCCGTTCCAGATCCATTGCGCGGCTTGAATGATGTCGGCGGTGGTGTAGGTCCGGTTCATGTGTCATCCCCTGAATAGGTTGTCGAGGTTGTCTGGGTTGCTGGTGTGGGTGGTGTCGAATCGTCCGACACAGTGACAGTAGTCGTACATGAGTTTGATAATGTGTTGGTGGTCTCCCAAATAGGTGTTTCCGCTGATGCTGTAGGTGGCTGTGCCGTCTTTGCTGATGGTGTATTTGGCGGTGATGGTTTCGGGTGTTTCGGTGTTGGTGATGATTGCTGTGGTGGTGGTGCCTACGGTTTGTAGCACTGTGGTTTGGGTTCCGTCGTCGAGGGTGGTTGTGACCATTGTGGTTTTCCTTAGATGCTTGTCTGGTTGTCGGCTAGATGAATAATATCGGTTAAAGGTTTCGGTTGGTCTAGGTGTTGTATGGTTTTGTTGGCTAAACGTTTGGCTACACGGTAACACATTTTGGTGTAGTGTTTGTTGTCTAGGTTGTGGTATTGTTCACGTACCGCAATGTAGAGTAGGGAGTCTTGGTACAGGTCGTCTGCACTGATTGCGGGGTAGTGTGTGGCTATTTTGGTGCATGCCTGGTTGAGTGTGCGTAGATGATGGTTTGTGGCCCACACCCACGATGCGGTGGTGGCCAGGTCTGCTTTTGTTGGTCGTCTGCTCATGGCACTATTTCATCTCGCTATCTGGTAGTTGTTTGGTGTTTTGTTGTGGATAGTGTAGCACACGAGTCCGGGGTGGCCGGTGGTGCCTGTGCGGTGCCGGTACCAGACGGATTCTCCTTCCATTGATGGGCATTGGATGAAGGTGCGTTGTCCTTGCTCGGAGATTTCTAGGTGGTGCCGGTGCCCGGCCATGAGGATGTGGGATGTGGTGCCGTTGTGGAATTCTTGGCCGCGCCACCATTCGTAGTGTTGGTTGTTGCGCCATTGGTGCCCGTGGGCGTGCAGGATTTGTGTGCCGGCCACATCAACGGTGGTGGTCATTTCGTCTCGGCTGGGGAAGTGGAAGTGAAGGTTGGGATATTGGTTGTTGAGCTGGTAGGCTTCTGCGATGGCCCGGCAGCAGTCCACATCGAAGGAGTCATCGTAGGTGGTGACGCCTTTACCGAAGCGCACGGCTTCACCGTGGTTGCCGGGGATGGATGTGATGGTGACGTTGGCGCAGTGGTCGAACATGTGGATGAGTTGCATCATGGCCATGCGGGTGAGCCTGATTTGTTCCGTCAGGGGTGTTTGGGTGCGCCAGGCGTTGTTGCCTCCTTGTGACACGTATCCTTCGATCATGTCGCCGAGGAATGCGATGTGGACGCGGCCGGGTTTTCCGGCTTGCTGCCAGTAGTGTTTAGCAGCGGTGAGGGATCGTAGGTAGTCGTCTGAGAAGTGAGAGGTTTCTCCTCCTGGGATGCCTTTGCCGATTTGGAAGTCTCCGGCCCCGATGACGAAGGCCGCATTGTTGTTGCTACCGGTAGTGTTTACCTGTTTTGGGGGTGTCCATTCGGCTAGCTTATCAACGAGTTCGTCGACCGGGTAGGGGTCGGTTGCGGGTTGGTGGTCGATGATTTTTTGTATGGATCGGCCGGTTGCTCCGTTGGGGAGTGTCCATTCGGAGATGCGTGTTCGTCGTACGGTGCCGTTGGCGAGGTTGTCGCAGATGGTGTCTGCTTCGTTGTTGTGTTGGGCGAGCTGGGTGAGTAGCCGGTCGATGTTGTCGATCATTGTTGATCATCCCCTTTCGTGTGGTCGAGTTTGCGACGGTGGTCTTTGATGACGGTTGCGGAGATGGGGTATCCTGCTTGGGTGAGTTGTTTTGCTAGCCACGAGGCGGGGATGGTTTTGTCGGCGAGCACGTCTGCGGCTTTGTTGCCGTATCGTTGGATCAATGTTTCAGTTTTGGTTGCCATGATATCCTAGCGGTTGTGTGGTGGGTTGCCATCCGGTGCGGCAGTCGCCGTCGTGTCCTGGTTTGCGGGTGCACCATGTGATGGTGCCGTCT